TATATTACATCAGTCGCGCATTTTTGATAAGCCATATAAATAAATTATAAAATGTATTTATATTACTATTATTTAATTTATATTACTGTTTGTAAAAGGAGGGGTCGTAGGGGAACCTTGGTTCCCTACTTTATCGGCCAGTCCACACCTTAACAAATGGTTCATATGCTCTTTTATTTTTAAAATCATTTGAATAATCATTAAAATTATAAACAAAAGCCCTGTGATGTTTAAGTATGTTGCCAAATAAAGAATGAGTATATTTTAAATTTGGATATTCTTGCCAAAAAAGCAATCCCATTATTCTTTCTAATCCACACCGGTCTGTTCTATTATTAATAACCCCAATTAAATTAGTAATTCGGTATTTTGTTTCTAACATCTCTAAAAAATTTAATTTAATATATGATAATGCTCCAAAGCAAAGATCAAACTGATCATTAGTTTGGTTTAATCCTAGTATATTTATTTCATGTCCTCGAAGTTTTTGTTTAAGATAAACATTATTTTTTAAATTGCTACTAATTCTTAATAAATTATTTAAATTTTCTTTATCGTAATCGTGATGCCACAAAGGTAATACAGGACATTTAATTTTTTCAAATGAAATTCTTTTATGAATAAAAATACTATCATGTAAAATGACTGCGTTATCAAACCATTTATGTCTTAAAAAGTATATATAAGGAAGCAGTTCACCTCGTTTAGGATATTCCGATTGAATAATTTCGAGATTTATATAATCATGGTCTGCTTTGATAAAAGCATAATTGCTATTATCATCAATAATAACTATCTTTCTGAAAGGATAATGAGTTCTTATTAATTTTACACATTGATTCCAATATTTATTTGTTACTTCTGAATTAACATGCCTAGTTATTATAAATCCATATGTCATTTATAATAATAATAAATATAAATATAAATATAAATAATTAATAATTAATATAAATTTTAATATTATTATAAATATTATTATAATATTAAAATTTATTAAAAATTTATTTGTAAAGTGGTTGTAATTCATCAATATCCATAACTAACTCCCCCTTTGAAACTCCATTTTTTAAAATAGCAAATTTGCTAAACTCTGGTCGATCTAATTGCGCGTTTGGACTATGATTATGAACACATCGAGCTATCATTTTATATAATTTAAATTCAGGATATCGTTCTGCTCCATTGTTTTTATATAGAACATTAATACCATTATCATCGGTGCACCATTCAACCATTAATTTTACAATTGGTTCGCAACTACTAATATTTTTAATGCTATCCATGTCGTCTATAATATAATCAAAAATGGAACATGCTAGTCGGCACAAATCGAAACTGAGATTAGGTTCAAGTCGTGGTTTCTTGTCGTTAAAATATGGCTCTGTATTGTATTGCGTCGTTGCGTCTCCACCTGTTTGAAAACTATCGCTACAAAATAATTTATTATCGAATTTATAAATAGCACGTCCAAAATCAATGATCTTAAAAATTCTTCCAAATGTTGGCACCTTGTAATACTTTTTTTTGTATAAATAATACAAGTGCTTTTTGTTAGTTGGTATATACATAATATTATTGGTATGTAGATCATTATGTGTGAATGAAAATAGTTTTTGATATACAATTAGTGTCATTATTATTTGCATTAGTGCGGACATCCATTCATCATGAGTTAAATCTGTATTCATAATTAGATCATCTAAAGTGCTCTCACAGTTTTCCATACAAATAACCTGAACAGGGAATTTTTGAAGAGTTAAAAATAGTTTTTCTTCTTCCAGGTCGCTTTCATATGAACTTTCTGAATCAGAACCTGATCCAGACACTGATCCAGACGCTGATTTAAGACTGTGAGTTTCTGAACCACTAGATTTGGAATATGATTTAGCGCAATCTAATTCATCTACATCTGCGTATTCATCCAAAATATCATTTTCATTTGTATGAGATGTTCTAGATGAACAAGATGATCCAGATTTAAGACTAGCTGATTTTTTCTGATCTGTTATATCAATAGAATTTGTAATATCGACAAGATCCATATTTAGCATTTTGACATCATCTAAAGAAAGTGAATTATTTTCATTTGTATTTGTATTTTCATTAACAATAGAATTTGTTTGACTATTTGAAAAAATATTTTCAAAAATAGAATCATCGATTGATTTTACAGATAAATTTGATTTTTGAGAAATATTCATAATATTTAACGGTTTTAAAGTAGGTTCTAGCATACTTTGACTTTGCATCAAATGGGAATAGTCTTCTACCGTAAACAGCGTATTCTGTTGTTTATTAAAAAACTCAGATTGAACTAAATAGTCAATATCATCAATCACATTAATTTTATAGTCGTTTTTAATAGCCAAAAAAGAGCCGTAATAATCTAGACCGTGAACAAAATTATGTTTATGTAAGACCTGGCTTGTTAAGAATGAGAAAAATCCATCGATATAGGAAGAATTGTTAGGATCTTCTAGCTTTGGATGGACTTTTTTAACCTTGTCAATAGATGGCAAATTAAATAGATTCGGATCTGTGTGATTATATTTTCCTACTAGATATTTAAATGGATCTAACAATGGCGCCATTTTAATAAATACCTTTTGTGTCGTAGCAAAATCTTCGTCTTCAGTAATATTTTTTAGTTTACATGTATAAATATGTTGTTTATTTCTATCATTATCTTTGTCCTTATCTTTGTTTTTTAGGTCCTTAATATCTGAAATATGCCACATATGATTTAAATTAATAGCGTTAAAATTGGTGCTATTTAATGAAAAGAATTTATCATAAATTGGTATATAATTCTGAATATTAGAAAGAGAAATGTTTGGGTTGGATTGAAATTTGTTGAAGAGATTTACGTTCTTTCGCTTCTGATAATTTATAGTAATCGCCATTAGCTAATAAAAATAAAATTATAAATTATATTTAACTTATAATAAATGAAATAGCTATATAAACTAACAAATCTTGATAATGCCTAAATAAAATGCCTTAAATAAAATGACCTAAATAAAATGACCTAAATAAAATGAACCAAATATTTTAATCGCGTAAATTACTTTCTTTTTTTAAAATATATAATAATAATAAATGAATTTAGAGCTAAAACGTTTTGATATGAAATCCATCAGTTTTAAGCCTAATGAATCAAAAGGTCCTGTTGTTGTTTTAATAGGACGTCGTGATACGGGTAAATCGTTTTTAGTAAAAGATTTATTATATTACCATCAAGATATTCCTATTGGCACCGTCATTTCTGGGACAGAAGAAGGAAACGGATTTTACGGAAAATTGGTGCCAAAATTATTTATCCACAATGAATACAACACTGCTATTATCGAGAACATTTTGAAGCGACAGCGGCAGGTTTTGAAACAAATCAAAAAGGAAATGGAACAGTTTAAAAGATCCACGATTGATCCTCGAACTTTTGTTATCATGGATGACTGCTTATATGATAACACTTGGTCAAAGGATAAGATGATGAGGCTTTTGTTCATGAATGGGAGACACTGGAAGGTGATGTTAATAATTACAATGCAATATCCGCTAGGTATTCCGCCATCACTAAGAACAAATATAGATTATGTTTTTATACTAAGAGAACCGTATATCGCAAATAGGAAGCGAATTTATGAGAATTACGCAGGTATGTTTCCGACATTGGAGTCATTTTGCCAGGTAATGGATCAATGCACAGAGAATTTCGAGTGCTTGGTGATAAATAACAATGCCAAATCTAACAAACTACAGGATCAGGTATTCTGGTATAAAGCAGACGCGCACAATGACTTCAGATTGGGCTCAAAAGAGTTCTGGGAACTATCTAAACAGCTAAATGACGAAGATGAAGAAGAGCAATATGACCCAAATAATGTCAAGAAACGTGGTGCGGGACCCAAAATTGCGGTGAAAAAGAGCAAATGGTAGAATAAACCGCTCCTCATTTTGAAAGCAACATTCTTGCTTTCAAAATCTTGCTTTTTATATATAAAGCACCTAAAACAACTAAAAGAGTATCCTATTATTAATATATAATAAGATGCAAGAGCTAAATATCGTTAAACTTATTGAGA